AAATGAAAAAGTTTATTCAGTTTGTTATAGAACCATCTTTTTTAGGTAAGAAAATTACAGGTAAAGTAGGCGTAATTCCCCTTACAGAAGATACATCACAGAAAGACCTCAGAAAGCTTTTTAAAGCTGGGTTTACAAATGTTGTTAAAGCTATAGAAATAAAAGATGAGCCAAAAGAAGATAAATAGTATTAAAGCTAGTAGTGTTAAAAGTGACCCAATCACTACACCAATAATAAAACAAGAAAAAGAGCCTAACCAGAATATAGAACAGAAATGGGTTCCTTTCTTTCAAGATTCAGATAATATCTACGTTAATGACTTAGCGAAAAGGGCTAGGCGTTCATCTACTCATGCAAGTATAATTAACCAAAAGATAACTTTCATTAAGGGTAAAGGTTTTACTTTTAAAGTTGATGGTGAAGATGTTAAATTTGAAGATTTACCGAATGATTTTAAAGAATGGGTTATGGAAGTTAACCCTGAAGGTGATAGCCTATATGATGTTTTTAGTGATTGGATACAGTCTTATGTTATTACTGGTAATTGCTACCCACATATTAAAAAAAGTGGTGAATTTACGGCTTTATATTCTGAAGATGCTACAACGGTAAGAAAGGGTAAATACTGCAAAATAGCTTATTTAAGTAACTTTTGGCGTGATATTGGACTAAGCAATACCCCTAGTGCTGAATATCCTGTTACAGAGCTTGAGTTTTACGATGGTACTCAAAAGAATGAGTATTTAATTCATGTAATGAAAAAGTATCCTGAATTTAATTACTACGGTTTACCTGATTATGTTGGTGCTTTAGATTGGATTGATATTGAATACAGAATGAGTAAATACAATATTGATAAGTTTGATAATGGCTTTTTCCCTAGTGTATTAATTCAAATGTTTGGAGAAGTTCCTGACGGTTTAAATGCACAACAATACGTTGATAAGATAAAAGAAAAGTTCACAGGTGAGGGTAATAATGATAAATTCTTAGTTGAGTTATTAGATAGCCCTGAACAAGCTGCAAGTATTAAAGAGTTTGAAAGAGAAAGAGATGGTGAATTTATGGAGTTATCTCAATTAGCAACTAAAGCTATTATTACAGCCCATAGAATTACACCTAGTCTAGCTGGTTTAGAAACTTCAGGAAAATTAGGAAGCAGCCAACAAATTAAAGATGAATACGATAAGTTTTTAAATAGTGTTGTTATTCCTGACTTTCAAGAGCCATTATTAAAAGCATTAAATAAGATTATCAAAAGAGATACTAAATTTAATAATATTGAATTAGGTATTTTAAATGTTAGTCCTGTTGGAGATTCTAGCAAAGTTGAATTAAATGCTGTTATAACTATTAATGAGGCTAGAAAAATGCTAGGCTTAGAGGCTTTAGAAGGTGAAGTAGGTGAGCAGTTTGTGAATCAAAATGCAGTCCAAAACATAGAAGAAAATGAAGAGCCTGAAGAGGATATATTTAATTCTATGAATAAAGATATTTATGCTCAGACTTATGCAGACTACCCACAGTCAGCCGTTAACAATGCTAAAAGAGGTATAAAGCTAAATGATGAAGTAAATAACAAATGTGCTACTGATGTAGGAAAACAAAGAGCACAAGATATAGCAAATAAAAGAGGCTTATCTCTTAGCGTTATTAAGAGGACTTATAGCTATTTATCAAGGGCTGAAGAGTACTATGACCCTAGCGATAGTAAAGCATGTGGAACTATCTCTTATTTGCTTTGGGGTGGTAAGTCTATGAAAGGTTGGGCTGCTAGGAAAATAAATGAAATTGAAAACAGTTAATAAAATTATAGATGGCTTATAATACTGAGATAATGACCTCAACGGAAGTAAGTACTGAGGCTATAAATGATAACTATTTTGATACTGCTTATTTTGATAAGTATATTTTAACTAGTCAACGTAAATATGTTAAAAATACTTTAGGAGTTAAATACTATGATGAGCTTTTAACACAAATTGCAGCAGCTACTTTAACGCCTGATAATACTATTATAGTAAACAGCTTTATAAAACCTATGTTAGCCCATTACATAGTATATGAGGTGTATTCTAAAGTACATACTCAATTGACTAATCAGGGGGCTATGGAGAACGATACTGAGTTTACAGACCAAGCTAGAAGCTTTGAGTATTCACAAAGTAGAGATTTTTATATAAACAAGGCTGATTTTTGGAAAAAAGATATGATTGATTATATTAAAGAGGCTAAAGATTTAGATTCTACAAAGTTTCCATTATTCAACGACTGTGATACACCACCACAAGTAAATAAAAAAGGAATTATATTTTATTAAGATATGCCAATACTACACAAAAATATAACTAATGCTACTGATATTCATAACCCTAAATGGTTAAGTACTGCTAACAATGGTGATTACGCATGGAAAAACGAAAAAGGGGAATTAGAAAGTACTGATGAGATTGTATTACCAGCAGCTTTAAACTTTGTTGATGCTAGTGTAGCCCCTCCAACTTCTAACAATGGTGATATTTATATTTTAGCGAGTGGTGGTAGTGTTAACGCTGGTTGGGGTTCGGTTGCTGTTGGTGATTGGGTTAGATATGATGGTGCTTTATGGAATAGTATTACGCCTCAAAAAAGTAGTTTATGTTATGATGAAACAGCAGATACTTTAAATTCTTTTGATGGTTCTGTATGGTCTGCTATTGGTGGTTCTTCAGGTATTTTAGGTATTGCTGATGCAACTGGTGCATATACTTACTATACTACTTTTGCTTTAGCTTATGCTGCTGCTTCTAGTGGTGATACAATACAATTATTTACAAATATTATAGAAACAAATAATATTACTGTGAGTTGTGTTGATGATGTTAATGTTAATTTTAACGGTTTTACATATACTTTAAATAACTCAGGTAATGCTCATGCTTTTACTATTAACGGTTCAGGTGTTAATATTGAATTTTTTAACGGTAAAGTTTTAAGGACTGGCAATGGTTCAGGTAGTGCTTTATATGTTAGTGCTTCAGGGCTTTTAACTGTTCAAGGTGTTATTTTTGAAAATGATTTTGGTACTAGTGCATCTTTTAATGGTAGTTCTATGAAGGTTATAGGGGGTTATTATTACGGTGCTGGTATGGGTGTTTTTGTTAATTCAGGAAAATTTGAAAACGGTTATTGTAAAGGTGGTTCTTCTTATGGCTTATGGATTCAAAATAACGGTACAGCAATAAACTGTAATGCATATTCATTAAGTAATTATGGAATAGAAAACAACAACTCAAATGCTTATAGTTGCGTAGGTAGGTCAGATGGTAATTACGGTTTTAATGCTGGTGGTGGTTCTTCTTATGACTGTAAAGGATATAGTTCTGCAAGTTATGGATTTAGAGCAATAGGAGCTGCAAAAATGTCTAACGTTTTTGGATATTCTTCGGCTAACGCTGGTATTATTTTATTAGGTGGAACAGGAACAAACATAACAGGCTATTCTACTTCTTCTTATGGTATAAATTATCAGTCTGGTAGTGGTGACCATATTATATCAAATGTAACAGCCTATTCAACAGCAGCATCAGGAATGTATGTACTTAAAAACGCTGGTAAAGTTGAATTTAGTAATCTTGATGTAGGTACAGCTTGGAACAGTTCAAACGGTCATGCATTACAGGTAACGGGTTCAGATAACGATATTATTTTTAGTGGTGGTAGTTTAAGAGTTCAAAACGCTTCAGCAAATTGTCTTTTTTCAGGTGGTGCAAAAAGTTGTTATTTTGTAGGTTTAAAATTTAATAATTCTACAACAGCAGTTAACGCAAATATCACTAATTTACAAAGTAATACGCCTGATGCTTACGGAAATATATTAATAGGATAAAATAAAAAAAATGGCAAATATTTTAAATCAAACAGTTTTTCAAGTAGGTGAAGAAATACCAACTAGAATGATAGTACAGTACACTAATGGAGAAGGTGAACAGCTACAGACTATTAACAATTATGACAAATTAACAGATGATGAAAAGTTGATTTTTGATAATTTTAAAGAGTTATCAGAAAGTAAAATGATTTAATTAAAATTGTTATATTTGGCTCACAATGAAACTAACTATTATTAGAGATACTTACACCAGTAAAAGCACTATAGGTAAACTGTTTATTGATGGTGTAGAGTTCTGTTATACTCTTGAAGATGTTGCAAGGGCTGAAGGTATTAAAGTATATGGTGAAACTGCTATACCTAAAGGCATTTATAGTACGACTTTAAGCTATTCTAACAGGTTTAAAGAGGTTATGCCGTTAATCTATAATAAGCCTGATTTATCCGTAAGAGATTTATTAGGCGTTAGATTTGATGGTATTAGAATACATTGGGGTAATAAGGCTGAGCATTCTCATGGTTGTATCTTACTAGGTTCAACTAAAACCAAAGATTTTATAGGCAATAGCAAAAAGACTTATAAAAAGTTTATTGAATTGTTGGGTGATATTGATATAGTTAAATTAGAAATAATTAATAATAAACAGTTATGAAAAAGTTATTAGGACTAGCAAAAGGATTCTTTTTAAAACCTGAAACTATTAAAAACATTGTTGATGGTGTTGAGGTTGTAGGTAAAAATAAATTAGATAAGAAAAAGATTATGATAGTTGTTACTATTATTTTAGCAATTCTAGCTTTAACTGGTGCAATTAGTGAAGAAACATTTATACAGTTATTTAAAGATATAAATTAAGGCTCTAGCCCTTTCAGGGCGTTTTGTTTGTTTGTTTGTTTTGGAGGGGGTTGTTTCCCTCCTTTTTTTGTGGTTAAAAATAAATATTAAAAAAATAATACATTTATAGTTGATTAGTAATAAAAAAGTATTATATTTGATTAAGTCAAACAAACAAAAACAAACATTATGAAAACAATTAACGAAACATTAGCAGAAATTCAAAAAGCAGAATCAACTATCTTTAGCGTAACTTTCACTAAGAAAGATGGAAGTATTAGAAAAATGGTAGCTAGATTAAATGTAAAGAAAGGTGTAAACGGTAAAGGCATGGCTTATAACCCAATTGAAAAAGGTTTATTACCTGTTTACGATATGCAGAAAAACGGTTTTAGAATGATAAACCTAAGTACTGTAACTGAATTAAAAATAAAAGGAGAAGAGCTTATTTAGGCTCTTCTTTTTATAAACTATAATTAAGATTATGAAAAAAGAAAATTTAATTTATGGAGCAATAGCGTTTATATTCGCTGGGTTTTTTGCTTACTATTTAACAGGTTGGGAATTACTAGCCGATATTGTAACAGTATTAGTACTTGTTTTTTTAGGTATAGCTGTATTATTAATGATGTTAATACCTCTTTATGTTTGGCTTAGACGAATATTTA